TCTGAATATCTGGCTTTATCAAACTGCAAGAATTGTTGTTTCATTTGGACATTGTGGTGTTTTAGTAGATGCACCAAGAGAGGGAGAGAAAGCAAGGCCATACTGGGTGACATATAAGCCAGAGGATATATTAGGCTGGAGAACTGAGATCATAGATGGGGCAAGAGAACTCACACAAGTACGTTTGTTGGAGAGGGTTGTTGAGCCAGATGGTCAATATGGTGAGAAGGTAATATCTCAGATTAGGGTGCTTGAACGTGGTAGATACGAAATCCACAGAAAAGACGATAAGAAGGGCGAATATAAATTGTATGAAGAAGGTGAAATGAGCCTTAAAGACAAGATACCTTTCTCAGTTGCCTATTCCAACAGAGTGGGATTCTATGAAAGCCGCAGTCCTTTGTATGACATTGCAGAGCTAAACCTCAAGCATTACCAGATCCAGTCTGACTTAGATAACATCTTGCACATCAGTTCTGTTCCATTACTTGCAGTCTTTGGCTATCCAAACGCAGATGAAATAACAACAGGCCCTAGTGAAGCACTATCATTGCCACCTGAGTCACGCATGGAATACATCAGCCCATCAGGAGATAGCTATGACAGTCAGTTTAAAAGACTTGATGATATTAAGGATCAGATCAATACATTGTCACTTGCAGCTGTTCTTGGTCAGAAGTTAGTAGGAGAGACAGCAGAGGCCAAGAGGATAGATAGATCGCAGAATGACAGCACAATGATGGTAGTTGCCCAACAAATGCAAGATTTAATTGATAACTGCTTGAAGTTTCATAGCGAATATCTCAATGAACCTAATGCTGGCAGCTGCTTTGTTAACAGAGACTTTGTTTCTGCAAGATTAGAGCCACAAGAGATCCAGTCATTACTTGCATTGTTTACCTCTGGCACTATCAGTCAGGAGACATTATTGAACCAGCTATCAGCTGGAGAGATACTTGGTGATGACTTTGACGTTGAAGATGAGATCGAAACAACGCAGAACGGAGGATTGACG